GATGCTGGGCACCGTCCATTCTCATGTGGTTAAAGCAGAATTCATCTATTTTCTGCCTAATTCTTTTTAGAAGATCCATGTAATTTTTGAGGTTAATTTTTAATTTTGAGATTCTGTTGTCATATTAAAACCGTTTCATACATGCCAAGGGTTTTGATATGGGTCATAAGATGTTTGAAAGGTTGCCATCTGCCAGTCTGTAAGAGGCTCTTTCTTGTTATCAATTTTTCTCGGAATTTGAGGATTTAATTTTAGCCTGGAAGCGTCTTTTAGCCATTGCATAGAATGGTCGTAGTCATCTATTCGTACAGTACTGATATTGTTAGGAGAAATCAGTTTGTGCAACTCGTATAATGACAGTTGAACCATGTGACGTTTCAAGTTATAGTTTCTTGGGTCATGGTATCTGATATTCCTTTCCAGTTCCGGTACATCAGCATTGGGATTGATTATAGGATAATAAATTTTTCCTTTATATTCTACATATTCGTGTTCTGACAACTCATAAGAATTGAGTGAAGGGTCATATTCTCCAATCATCCCCCAGCAGTCAGACTCCATCGGATTGACCAGACAGTCATAATTATCCATTGTTAGCAAGGTGAAGAATTTGCCTTCATATTCTACAACTTCCCATTCATTGTATGGAACGGTGTCCCACTTGTATGTATCAACCATTTCCCAGGCATTAACTTCCGGAATACGAATATCGTTGAAGTCTATGCCATTGGCGAGGTCACATATATATGCCCGTCCTAAGAACTTTATCACATCTCCGGGACGATAGTTTTTCATCTGGCTGTATTGTTCTATTTTTTCCAAGTCAAGTATCTCTTCTGTTTCGTGCCAATAAGATATAGGACAAGGAGCTTTGTAGCCATTGATAGCTTGAATTACCTCGCATATTTCTCCGTCAAGGTAAAAATGACATCCTATAGGATAACTGATTCTTCGATCATATTCAAAGATGAATTTACCTCGATTTAGTTCGCGTTCAATTTCGTAATTTTCAGTAAGGTAATCCATAATAGATGCTTCAGCGGCTTGTTCTGCCTGCACAAAACAAATATCTTTCCCACGGGTAAGCTGCGATAAAGCATCCTCCGTAATGATACCCAGATAATCGTTTTGGTTTAAAAACCTTCTATACATAATTAATATTCAAAAGTGTTATAGACTGGTGCTGTATATGTTTCAATTGTTGTCTTTTGATTTTGGAACCGTCTCCATGAGTCGCAGAGAAACAATACCAATACATAATCCAAGATGTCCGATAAGTGCCCGTATTTTTCTTCTTTTCCACCCGTTTTGGGGTTTAATACTTTTTTCTTGGATTTGGTGCCGTCAGAGTTCTTCTGCTGGTATATCATATCTTCAGTAAATTTACGACACCGTAGGTCTGCCATGAATTTCCAACCGTCAAACCCGTTTAATATTGCATTGACAAACTCCAACCTGGTACTTTGTGGCGGCTGCTTCTGAAGCAATTTTATACGTGGCCTTAGCACATTATTTTTCATATTGTCCACTATAATAGTATAGTTGTTGACACCTTCTTCTGTTTGCGTGCTACGTGCTAATCCTGCTGGGTCTCCTGTTATAATTATTCCACCTATATGCTGATTCTGGAGGTGTTTGTCCCTTATTTTTTGAGATAATTTTGGGGTATTGTTTTCTTTGTTCTCTGGTTTACCTAAATTTTCTTCCAGCAGATATATTTCTTTCTTCTCATAATTAATCTGCAACTCCATCTCACTCATATATGGAGCGACATTAAAGTCCCATCCTGATATGATTGGTTTCATCGGATCATAAACTTTTTCCCGTAACCGTTCAATAAGATGTTTTTCGCCATCAAAATTCCAATATGCAGCCATAAGATTTGAGTCAACAAAATCCCAGTTTCCATATAAAAGCCTTTCTCGTGTTGCTCGATCTGTAATTTTGTTTAATGCTGCAACATAGGTCTGTACAAACTGAATATCCGGATTATCAAAAACAGAGAATGGTACGTATGCTTCGCCTTCTTTGCATAATACAGGATTTCCTTCATCGTCTTGAACAAAACGCGAACGTACCCAATTGATGCAAGGGTTGGTTGACATCATCATTCTAGCGGTTTTAAATGTTTCTGCTGTGCGCCAACGAAGACGAGAAAATAATACCTCAATAGCTCTTTCTGAAATCTCTGATACCTCATCTATGAATGCAATAGTATATTCTGAAGACCCGAAACGTTCAAAGTTTGGATCTGAAGGTAAGTCAACCATTTCTTGCATGATGATGACTGAATCATTCCAAAATGTCAATATCCCATCCAGATTGTTTATTTTGTAATTCACCCCTTCTTTTAGTCCCCATTCCTTACATACTTTCTTTATGGTATTCCAAGTAGAACCTTTCAAGCTCTTTAAGGTTTTACGAGCTACAACGGCACGTATATCTGGAAATCTCATACAGCTACTAACAAGCCAGCAGCTTCCTAAATAAGATTTTCCACCTCCGGCTGCACCGCCTCCTAAAATAAGTTGTGGTAGATTCTCAGAGCCGCATGATGTGCAATATGGTTTATATTGTGGGTTTCCTTTAATATCATGTCCGACCATTTTTTGTGATATATGCCCTCCACAATGAGGGCAATAGTCGGGTTGAAGTAATTTCCATAATTCATATTGTTTGGGAGATGGCTTGAAATCAATTTTTATGTTTGGTGCTTTTAATCCTACAGCCATATTGTTAATTTAAAACAATAAATGGGAATCCGTACAGTAAGACAGATTCCCATTCGTATGGAAGATATGATTGTGAGTAAAGAAGTAAGAAATCAATTTTGTGCTTCGTTATAGATGCGTTCAACTACAGCCCACATTTCATCTGGCATTTGTTGTTCTGCAATAGCTTCACAAGACCTACGCATATAATCCAGTTCTTCTTTAGAAAATTCTACCACTAATGGGGTTTCTGCGTCTTTTTGAACGTTCCATTCAATTCGCTTTTCTTCCTTTTTTTCGACTATTTCATAGTCCTTTCTGTCTTGCTCTGAAATAGCAATTTTTCGGGCGATAGACTTTTTCAAATTAAAATCCATAAAATTTCCCCGTTCTGGAAAAATAGAAGGAATAAGCAATCTATCTTTAATATGTAAATCCATAACTTCTTAATGTTTTATCAAGAATAGTCTTTTGCTATAGAGGTGGTTGTTATAAATGATATGATTTTTTGATTTTAACAAGAAATATTGTTATTAGCATTGTAATTATTGCCGATAGATAAATCTTATCTTTATGTAAATCCCACCAACTTAATTCTATAGTCTTTCCTGACGATTTGCTAAGTTCATTAACCCTTTGGTATAGAGAGTCTAGCTTGGATGATATTTGTGAAATGGATATTGATAATGTTTCAGCTGATTCTGTATGCTCGGTATCTTGTTTGTTTATATTAGTTATGCTTTGCTTTATTGGATATTGTTTCCCGGTAGAGTCTGGCATTGATAAATACACAGTTTTATTTTCTAACTTTAAATTACTCAATTTGTCTGCCGTTACTTTAGATTGTTTGTCAATATCCATGTGAAGAGAATCCAGTGAGTTGCGAAGTTGTTGCAGTTCACTGGAGTAATCTATCTGTTGTTGATGCTCCGTATTTTTAGAAGTAGCGCATGAACCGAGTAACAGAATACAAAGAATACAACTTATGATAGTAATTGGTTTCATACAATACTGATAGTAATTGGTTCCCCCTTTTTTTGTGCCTCTTCAATCTTTCTGTTAAGGCAATCAGAAGTATATCTTGATTCAGATAATCGACCTACCGCTGAATTTTTTCCCACTAAAATACAACCAGCACTGTCTGCGGCAGTATTGCCACTATGTATGAGAATACCTTCAAAATGAGGAACGTTTAATAATCTTGGGAGATTACGACCAAATTTTGGAGACCAATTATAGATTATCTTATAAGTACCATACGGAATTGCCGACTCTCCATAAACTTTTTTTTCTCCATTATCGAATATTCCATTTTTATTTTTATCAACTATTTTGTCTTCTAGTGTATTACAGAAAAACTCATTGTTGATATATAGTCTGCCAATTGTATAAGCCTCTTTTGGCCATAGACGTTCTAATCTTAATTCCATAGTCTTAATCATTTATTTGTGATAGTAATGTGGCTACTTTTATGCCACTGCTTCTGATATG